AAAATACACAACGAAGGCAGCAGTGTGGTGGGAGCATACAGTTTCGAAGTGGCTGAACAAAAAACCAAAGAAGCCATAGAAGAATCCAGAAGCAGAGGATTTCCCCTACAAGTAAGAATGGAATAACCATGAGCCTCAAAGATCTCACTTGGGAACATCACAAAAACGCAGAACGTCAGAAGTTTGTGAAGGTGATGTTTTCAGGTAGCATAGATCCTAAAATCTACGCAGAATTTTTATTCAATCAACATCAAGCCTACGATCTGTTGGAAGCCATGGCTATGTCACATGGATTGTTTAATGACATGCCTGATGTGCGAAGAGCTCCAAAAATTTATGAAGATTTCAAAGAGCTGTGGCTAGATGATTCTATGCCAGAAGTTAAATCCAGCATCAAACAATACATTGATCATTTGAAAACAATCAAAGACAACAAAGACGCACTGATGGCACACGTCTATGTGCGACACATGGGAGATCTGTCAGGTGGTCAGATGATTCGTAAAAAAGTGCCAGGCATGGGTAAAATGTTTGATTTTGAAGATAGAGACAAAGCCAAAGAAATTATCAGATCCAAGATCAATGATTCAATGGCAGATGAAGCAAAGAAATGTTTTGGTTTTGCTACAGCCTTGTTTAAAGAAATGATCAATGACTAAAAAGAAAAAATTCAAAGACTTCCCAGGCAATCTTATCAAAATAAAAGTATTGGAAGATGAAATAAATTATTTTAAAACACAGATTCAAGAACACGACACAGGTCATATCTACACCACCATAGACACACTGAAAGACAGAGTACGAGAATTAAAAGGCATCCGAGAAGAATATTAATATGAGTTATATTTGGAACACCTTGATCGAATGCAAGGACAATATTATCATAGAATTTGATTCTAGAGGTCAAGAAATTCAAGAGCCCGGCATGAGCAGATTCAATCAACCTGAAAATGGTTGGATCAATAGAGTGTGGCAGACTGAACACTGTCGTCGCTGTCATATAGATGTGGTGGATGCTAGACAATCTAAAGGGTTATGGATGATGCATGTGTGTGTATTTCCACATTTGCACAACAACGGTCCCATCTATGGATTTGATGTGATTGCTGGAGAACACAAAATGACTGGCGCATTTCATGATTTTTCACGCAGTTCTGGCGGAGAAAACCATCCACTGATAGAATGGTATCATCAAGCAGTGTCTGAGTTCATTCCTTCTAAAAGAAGAAAATTACCAGAATGGGCATTGAATATATTTTCAGGCAGCATGATTGCCGCAGGCAATGTGCAAACCAATGAAGAAGCCAGCGCCATTGTGAATCTTGCAGTGAACAATTTACGAGTGTATTTTGACAGCATAGGACAGTATGCTCACACAGCCAAGGCAGCAGATACCATTGAAGCACAGAATTATTACTGTCACAACCAGCAACAAAATCCACACACACCCAGAGTGATGAAAAGTTTGGGTTTGGCAGAAGCAGATGTGGAATTATTTTGCACCGACGCCCTATTTCCAAAAATACGATAAACCTTGTTGAAAAAACCGCACAGAGTTTGATTTTTTTTGGTGTTGCTGTGTTTGACAGACTGTGCCAATGTTGTTATAATGAGTGTATGATTACCAACACCTATCAAGAAGTCATCCGCAAAGTCAAAGTGATTTACGAAAAGTCTTTGGAATTACAACAGATTATTAATCAAGTGCCCTGCACAGTGACCGAAGACGAATTGCATTATCTTATCAACGACATACAGGCTTTGTCAAGAGAAGTGGCCAATACATACAACCTCATACAAAAATGATTATTTGCATCACAGGCGGCAAGCCTAGACTCAAAAATCTAGCAGAAAGCATGATTAGATATGCTGCTGATTTACTGATGGATAAAAAACTGATTGAAAAATTAACGGTAGATTTGGAATTCAGCAGGACTTTGTACAAAGACGATGCCATGCTGGCCGAGATAGACTTTGATGATAGAATTAAAAAACCTAGAGAATTTACCATAACTGTGGACAGCACAGTGCCCATGAGACGCATTATGGAATCCATTGCCCACGAGATGGTACATCTCAAGCAATATGCCACTGGCGAAATGCAAGACACAGATAGTGCTGAAGTGGTCAAATGGAAAGGGTTGGACATCAATCTACAACAATGGCAATATTGGGATCGACCATGGGAGATAGAAGCACATGGCAAAGAATTAGGCATATTCATTAGATGGGCCGAACATCACAATCACAGTGAAGAATCTTGGACACAGGAGCAATATGTCTAAAACACAGAATAAAACTCCCAGTTTAAACAAGTTTTTTTACTCAATTTTAACAGTAATGCTGACGTTGATGGTGCTTTGCCTGTGGGGAATACTTAAATAATGCTGAAACATTTGGTGTGCTACTATGAAAAAATCCAGTGCTCTAGCTCATGTCAATAGGATCAAACGTGCCTGTGTGCGCCATCATCACATAAAAGATTTTAAACCCACATTGAATCAAACCAAATACTGGTTTAGAATAATCAACAAAGAAATTTTTGATTCCAAATTGAAAAGACCACGCATCACTGTGAGTCAAAAAAAACAAGTGATGGGACAATGTGTGGCCAAATGGGACAGTAGAATCATAGGTCGCAAAGGAGAATGGGATCAAAAAAAGATACCCTATCACAACCCTACCATACATTATCTCATAGAGATGCATCACAGATTTGACACTTGGAGAGATTACATTGAAACATTGGCGCACGAAATGATTCATCTCTATCAAATGACAGTGATCAAAGACCCCACAGCCAATCACAATGACAGCTTCTATCAGTGGAAGAATCGTTTCAAAAAGTTTGGATTAAATTTAAGTAGATAACGCTTATTTATCAAGATTTGGATTAGTCAGGTGTTCTAGGGTGATTATTTCATCTTTTGGCAAAACTTGTGTGTCTGATGTTTTCTTCGCAAAAGATTTGCTTTTTGTCCAAGATTTATAAGACATTTCCTTGTCCGCTTTGGCTTCTATTCTTCTGATCTGTCTTAAACTCTTTTTGGACATATACTACTTATCAATAGGTTGACTTAGGCACCAAATAGTGCTATATTTTAGTATATTTAACACAAACTAAAAAATACTGAATGAAAGTTGAAGTAAGAAACAACAATGTGGAAAAGGCATTGCGTATCCTTAAGAAGAAACAAAAACGTGATGGTTTTTTTCAATTATTAAAAGCCAAAGAGTTCTACTTGAAACCCAGTGCCAAAAAAAGAGAAGAACGCAAAAAGAATATCTCCAATTGGAAACGGGCAAAAAAACTTAGAGAACAATTAAGATAATTCACAAAATGAATTGGTTGCTGTACAGTGTGCCAGAACACCGAGTGATGCACTACGGCATATTGATGATGATCAGCACTGTGTTTGTGCCCATGTATATTTTGGATAGACAATTGGAAAGTATTCATTATTTTAACAATTTTATAATTTTTGATGTGCTTTATTATATTTTTTTTGGAAAATTAAACTTTACAAATGAAGATTAAGAGTGTATAATACACATATGAATCAAACAAGTTACACAGATAAAATTCCAGTGTACTGCTCAGACACAGACAAAACAGTGATGGCAGAAGTGTTGGAATTCAAACCCAAACAATTTTTAAATGTGGCTGTGGAGAGATCCATTAGGCTCACCATGAGATATGATGCCAAACATGATCAATATGTGGGCAACATGGCCAAATTAGAATTCACAGCGAAAGGACCCAAATAGTATGCCAGCATTGGTACCCATAGTTATAGAACAAGAAGCCAGGGGCGAACGTTCTTATGATATTTACAGTCGACTGCTCAAAGATAGATTGGTGATGTTGGACACAGAAGTCACTCCGGTCAGTGCCAGTCTAGTGGTCAGTCAACTTTTATTTTTGGAAAGTGAAACAGTCAAACCCATACACTTCTACATCAATTCTCCAGGAGGATTGGTCACAGCAGGATTGGGCATCTACGACACCATGCAATATATTAAATCACCTGTGTACACCTATGTGATTGGACAGGCCTGCTCTATGGGCAGTCTATTGTCACAGGCAGGCGCAGCAGGACACAGATACATGCTGAAACACGCTCGTCACATGATACACCAACCATCAGGTGGCACTCAAGGACAGGCCACAGACATACAAATTCATGCTCAAGAGATCCTCAAACTCAAAAAGGAACTCACTCAAATCTATGTGAACCACAATTCCAAAGGCAAAACCTTTGAGCAATTGAGTGCTGACATGGAGCGAGACAAATTTATGAATGCGGAAGAATCCCTTGAGTATGGATTGATAGATAAAATTCTATCCAAAAAAGACTAAAAAACGGAGGACCAACTATGAAAAAACTATTGACTAGAACCAAAAAATCTAGTAATATATTAACAAGATTATTTAGAAGCTTCGCTTCTGATAATGCAACAACTAGAACAAAAGAAGGAGTCATCTCAATGAGACGATCAACTAGTATACAAGACAGAGTAGAAGCCGCTTTAGAAGCAGGTCAAGCTCTTACAGCAGCAGCCATCAAAAATAGATTTGGTGCCGCTAATCCAGGCGCTGTGATTCAAAGCCTAAGATTCAAAGGCTTCCCAGTGTTCTTAAACACAAATAAGAGAACTGGCGCAAAAGTTTACAGAACTGGTAAAGCCCCAAGAAAAGTGATTGGTGCTGGATATCAGGCAATTGCAAAAGGCTTAATACAAGTAGACTAATTTCTACTTCTGTTAGTTTAAAAAGGGTGGCTCTAGCAGCCGCCCTTTTTCATTTGTGAAGATCCTCAATAAGTCATTGATTCTTATGACCTTTTAGATGGATTTAAGGTGTAATATATTTTGACTTTTTGCTACAAAGAAGTTATTATATATGTATTAGGCAAACAAACTATAGGCAAAACATATGAAAAGGCAAATCTACGTATTGGAAGGCAGTTACAGAAATAAAAAAATTGAAAATCAGGTATTCGAAATGGTCAAACCATATCATCCATATCCACACAAAGAAGGTGGCTTTGTCACAGTCAAAGTGGAAGATATCAAAGAATTTCCAGGAGCCACAGACAGAGAGATCAGAGTATCAGTGGATTCCGAATCTCAATTGAGAGACAAGGCACCAGAGGCTCCCAAAGAAGAGTCAGACACACAAGTGGTAGATAGACTGAGAAAAAGATTCGACATATTAACTGAAATGACCAAGGCTTGCAAAAGAGGTGATGTGAGAGCAATGATTGTGTCAGGACCTCCAGGAGTGGGTAAATCGTTTGGAGTAGAAGCAGTGCTACAAAAACATGATATACTGGCCACATTGGGCGACAGCAAACCTAAGTATGAAGTGGTCAAAGGGGCTATGAGTGCATTGGGCTTGTATTGCAAACTGTATCATTTCAAAGAGAAAGACAATGTGCTGGTGTTTGATGACTGCGACAGTATCCTATTAGAAGATCTATCATTGAACATATTGAAGGCAGCATTGGATTCCAAAAGAACCAGAAGAATTTGTTGGAACACAGAAGCATACAGACTGAGAGAAGAAGGTGTGCCCAGCAGTTTTGAATTCAAAGGTTCTGCCGTATTCATTACTAACATTAAATTTGACAATGTTAAGAGCAAAAAATTAAGAGATCATTTGGAAGCATTGGAGTCCAGAAGTCATTACATTGATCTCACCATAGACACTATCAGAGAAAAGATATTGAGAATTAGACAGATTGTCACTGATGGCATGTTGAAAGAATATGAATTGACACCAGAAACTGAAAACCAAATAGTGGAGTTTGTGGTGGAGCATCAACGCAGACTGAGAGAGATCAGTCTTAGAACTGTGCTGAAGGTGGCAGATTTGGCGAAAGCATTTCCCAACAGTTGGCAAGAAACTGCTGTGCATACCATACTGAAACCTAGATAGTATCCATGAGAACACAACCACAAGAAGTGATTGCTAAACTGGAAGCAGACAACAGTAGATTGGCCAAAGAAGCCATTCTGTTGTCAGCTATGCAGGAAGGATTGGATGAGTTCTTTGAAGGTGTGCGTATGTGTTTGGACAAACTGTACACATTTGGAGTGAAGCAAGTGCCAGAGAAGGACACAGTGATTCAAGCCCAAGGATGTGAATGGAAGATATTCAAACAGTTGGCAGAGCAACTGCATCGTAGAGAACTCACTGGGCATGCGGCTCGTGATGCCATCAACCTTGTGATGAGTTCAGCCACA